CCCCCTAGTTGTTTGTCGTAAAATTCTGACGGAATTAGCCCAGACAAAGTTTTCGCCCTCACAGCCGTAACGCCACTGCGAGTTCTTCGGCACGAATACCCAGGTCGGAATACCAAGACCCCCGGATACGTGGTTGGCCGTTGTGTGCATGGCTATTACGTGATCCATTGCCGCGATCATGGCAACCGTGTCGTCATAGTCGTTTGACAGGGTTCCGTGCGGGTACTCGACCAGGTCTATCTCTGGATGCTTCTTCTTAAAGTCCGCAATCTCTTTTGCCGCTGGCTTGTACTGTAGTGACACCCAGTGCGCGTCAACCGATTTCAGCACTGGCAGTAGCTGCTCTAAACCTACCTTGCGCCACTTGCTCCCGGTCTTTGGTATGCCTGAACTCCAGCCGATACCGATCACGGGCTTCTTCTTTGACTTAAACAAGGCCTTCCACATCTTCACCCGATCTGGATCTGCCTTGAGATAGGGCTTGCCAGAAAACTCCTCGTCTGAGTTCCTGAAGTATTGGCAGGCCTGACCTATGGGCAGGGAGTGGTCAACCTTCCGATCGTCTTTGTCCCAATAGATGTCCTGCTGACCCTGAGTGCCGTAGACCTTAACGTCCGGGAACGACCTTTTGAGAAGCCGGGTCAACCGATTGGATACGTCAAGGATGATCCTTGAGTTGTTCTTGTCGGCCCACTTCTTCGCGTCAGGGATGATGCTGGCGAAGCTTATCTGGTCGCCAAGACCCTGTTCACCGTAGAGGACGATGTTGCCCGTACCCTTACCATCCCATTCCGGCTCGTCGTTGTACTGGTGCCGGGGTCGCCACTCATGTCCCAGGCAATACCGATAGTTCTCCCAGCCTTCTTTCCACTTCCTTTGCGATAGCTGGCAGAAGCCTAAGTTGGCCTTGCCCTTAACCGTGTCAGGGTTAAGCTCAATCGCCTGTTGGCAGTACTTCTCGCCCTCCTCAAACTTGCCCATGTCAAGCAGGGAGGATGAGATGTTTACGCAAATCATCGAACGCTGCTCGTCACTTTTTGAAAGCCTGAGAGCTTTGCGTCCGTGCCTGATGGCTTCCCGGTCTAGGCGCAAGTCTCTTGCCGCCATACCCAGATTAAGCCACGAGCTCGCCTGCCTGGGCGCAAGGTCGGCCACCCGCCTTGCCAGTTGGTAGGCTATTGCCGCCTTCTCGGTGGCTAGCAGGATGTAGGTCATCACCGTCAGCCACTCGTATGAGTTGGGGTTGTTCTTTATTTCCCGGTAGGCAATGGTCGAGGCTCTTTCGTAATCGCCTTCCTCTGCCAGCCGTCTTGCTATTTCTAAACGTTCATTTTCATTTGATTGCATGTGTGAGATTCGTCAACTTAAGATAAGGGTAGTTACTATTGATCTCCCGGAGCAAATCCTTGGTCTGGTTCTGATCGTAGATGTTGATGCCCTTTTGCTTTAGCTCGACCTCAACATGCGCTGGGATAATCGCGTACTTGGCAAAATCCCCCGCCTTGTCATTTAAGCCGGAATTTCTCTGATCCCGTGCGTAATCTAGTACAGGCTCTACGTCCTGCTTGATGTGGACAACGTACTTGTCCTCTGTGTGATCGTAGTCCTCTTCGTACCACGTACCACGATTTGAGTTGTAATCTAAAAATGTTGGCATAATAAAAAAGGAGCCCCCGAAGGGGCTCCCCCAGGTTAGGCGATAGCCACTACCTTAGAGTTACCGCGAGGATTACGGCACACCAGAGTCTTTTCACAGATGATCTGACGTTTTTCCGCGTCACCAGTTTTGGCGAGCGGTTCCGTAGTCCAGTTACGCAGCGTTCCGACAGCCCACATGCTTGAATCCAAGCAAAGAGCGACAGAGCTACGAACATGACGGTGGAGAACTACGCGATGTACACCGTAGTTTGAGACGTAGAGATCAGCCGCACCAGTGATTGATGCTTGTGCTGAACGGCCTACGTCGACGTTACGCTGTGCTACACCAGTGAAGTCGTTGATGTAGTTCTTAGCGGTGCTATTAACTACTACAACGTCCGTGGTAGAGCCCTGATTGTAGTTTGACTCCAGAGCCAAACGGAGAGAAGCCTCCGTCAGTGCTGCAGTCGTGCTACCGTCAGTCGGAGCGGTTCCCGGTGCGCCGGATGCGAGCGGCGGCGTGGTCGCAGCGGCGGTAGAGCTAGCAAGAACAACCTGCGTAGCTGCCGTCGATGATGCCGTAGTACATCCGATCCAGGTTTCGACACCGGCCATTGAACGGCCCGTGCCTGTGCCACCAGCCGTAGCGGCCTGGTTACGCGCCATTGCGTACTCCAGATCGTTAGCGGCTTCGCGCATTTTCTTAACGGCCTGACGACCAATTTCAGAACGACGACCAGCCTTGTTAACGACTTCCTGCGTACCCGAGATGATAAAGGTTTTCTTTACGATCTGAGTGTAGTTGCCGTAACGTGCCGGGTTGGCAATCGTTGAGAATGAGGCCTCGTCGCCTTCGATGTTGATGTTAGCTCCAGGAGCGGCAAGTTCATCACCCAACCACTCATGGAACGTAGCACTAGCCTTACTCTTGTCGAACGTAGACGAGAAGTAATTTTCGTCTGCAAAGAGCTCGTGGATCTTATCCTCGAGGTCTTCACGGTTCCCACCGCCTGTCGACACAGAATAAGAACTAGAAGTTCCTGATACTGCTGCCATTGTTTATTTCCTCTGTTAGCCCCAGCGCGCGCCGAAGTCTTCGGCCACTGCTTTTCGCTTTTCCGCCGGGGAAAGTTTGTCTGACTTTAGTTTCTTTCTGAGATTAAGACGTTCTTGCGTTTCCTTTGGCATAGGGTTCCGCGATTTTGTCCTAATCGTTGGCGCAGCCTTGATGGTTTCTGCAGCCGGTTTAGCCTTATCCTGAAGAGATTCAAACTGGGATGCCGCCCAGAGAATTTTAACGTGGCGCGGGTCAACAATTGAGGAGACTTCCTGCGTAGAAAATCCCTGCGAGATTGCGTAGTCCCGTACTTCTTTTTGCTTCGCCTCACTCCAATTAGGAATAGACTGTTTTAAAATTTGAGCGCCCTGTTCAAGAAGTTCCTGGTACGACTGCTTCTGTGCTTCCTCAAATTCCTTGTACTTAACCTCTAACCCTTGCTTAAGGGCCGAGAGTTGTTCTTTTAATCCGTCAGCCTCGATCTTCTTCTTGAACATCTCCTCAGTGGTCATCTGGGACATGTTGGTCTGCAGATCATTGTCCATCTGCTGGATCATGGCTTGTAAGTAACCCACGTTGTTCAGTTCTGGTTGTATCTCCTGAACGAAGCCCTGCTCTTCCTGGGCGAGACGAACCTGGTCCTGACCGAGCTCAACCTCCCGGCGCATGTCGGCAAGGGTCTGGGTCTTTTGCGTGTAGTCAGACTGCCGTAACAGCGCGTCTTTCAGGTTCTCAGGAACTGCGTAAGTAACGCCGTCATATTCGACGTCAACAAAGGCCTCTCCGGGCTCCTCCGCCGCCAGTTCCTCTACGGGCTCTTCTTCTGATTCCTCTGCCGCTTCTGCCTCAACAACCTCCTGGTCATCCTCGGCAATAATCTGTTCCTCTACGGCCTCTTCCGCCTCTGCGACTTCAGCGACGTCGTCTACACTGTCAAAAATCGCGCCGATCTCTTCGTTAGTGGGTTTCTCTGTTTCCATTCAATTCACCTAAGAAGCTGCCCTTTGCCTCTTGCTCTGCCCGGTACTGCTCAAGCTTGCCGTCAGATACGGCCCGCTCAAGATTTGCCCAGACAGAGTCGAGAAGGTGCAGCATTTTCCTTATATCAAGCAGGGTGTCTCCGTCGGACACGGAGGCCTGCTCGAACTTTTGATGTAAAGCGTCCCTTACGTCCTTGAACGCCTGCTTTAAATGCGGGTCCGTTACCAGCCGGTTGCACTGGTCGGCCTTGTGCGTGATCTCACTCAACTAATTTCAACCTTGTTCCTGTTACCTTGCCCTTTTCATCCCTGACGATTTCCTTCTCGGCGGAAACCGCCTTGATCGTGTCGTCGAGCTTGCTCATGGTTTCACCGAGCGACCTTGTGACCGCCTCAAATGCGTTACCCACTGGGATAACGGTGCCGTCATCACCCTCGATTGGGGACAGCTTCAGACCAGCCTTAAGCCTCTCAAGATTGGCCTGCTGGCCCTCCTTGATCTGTGCCAGTTGTATCTGTGTCTGCGCCTGAAGGTCTGCACGGTACTTGTCCACGCTCGCCTCAAGGTCGGCCTTGTAACGGTCGAGCTCCGTGCTGGACTGCTCTTTAGCCACCGCAATCTCTGCGTCAATCTCCGTGTCCCTTGCCTGGTTGTCCGCCTTCTTGTCCTCAATCTCCAGCGCGATCATCGTGTAATCAGGGCCGGGTTCAGGCGGCTGAATGGTGGCCGGGTCTGTGTAGATCTTCTCCGGCATTACGTCTGTCGCACTGGCGAGCATCTTCGCCAACTCGTAGGTGTCATCGACCTGCACAAACGGTGCGCCTGCCGCCAGAGCTTCACGGTGTACGTTCATGTGAACCATCAGCCTTTGCACCAGTGAGTCCTTGTTACCCGCCGAGAATGGCGCGACTACTCTCATGTCCCTGCCGGTTTTCCATTGCTTCGGGTCAATCGTTATCCACTGACCTCTGAGCTTGGTGGCCTCGGCCTGATGCCCTGACTTGATAATCAGTTCATGGGCAACGGAGAAAAGGTACTCAACGCCACTGGCGAACACGCGCGCGATCTGCTCTACCCTCTGCGCGGCCATTGTCGATAGCTGCCCGATGCGGTTGTGGTCATTTAACGCGCTGTCGTCGATGCCCTGGAAGATCCGGTTAACACCAACGCGCGACTCCACAACGGTGTCGATGTGACGCAACCCCTCCAGCGTCTGTGGCAGGGTGAACTCCGTGCTGAGCGGCAATATGTGGCCCTCGCCCGGAGTAGCGCCGTCCTCCATCCTGACGACACCGCCGGGGCGACTCACCAGCATGTCATCAAGGTCTACCTTGTCCGATATCGCGTGGCGCGGGTTCTGCGACAGGTACAGGGAGTCAAGGCCACCACGCAGGAGCGCGGTCTTAATTCGCTGCAGGTCGAAGGTAAGGTCCGCGACTGATGCGCCGATGTGCCGGTGCGTGTTAATGAACGGGACAATCGATGCTACCGGGATGCGGGAGGCGTCCTCACGGGACAGGATCTCGTTGCCTACCCTTATGACCTTCTGTAACTCGGCAATGCCGTCCTCGTCGTAGTCAAAGCGTATCCATATCGTCCTTGCCCTGACGACACGCATCGCAGGGTCAGGTCGTTCTGCCCTGCTCTCGTCCTCCGAGTAACGGGACCGGGCATCTTCTTCTTCGGTATCCTCGGCCCTGTCGTCACCGATATCGTCAGGTACGTCAAAACCCTCTGCCCGAAGGTCCGATATCGTTACGTCCTCGTAATACTCAAAGTAGTTGCAGTTCTCCGTGGTGAAGTCCGGTGTGTCCTCGCCCACCAGGCAGTTCTCTGGCGGCAAGACCTTGAACTGCAGCCTCTTGGTCGGTGTGTTCTTGCGGATGACGACGTCGTTCAGCATCCGGGGCGGTAACTGGATTACCTCGCCACTGACCGGGTCCTGGACCATTGCGCCCTCATCGTCCGGGTCAGGGTACGACTGCGCCTCAACAACCTCGGTGCCTTCATCCTCAAGGAGCAGCGCCACGGCCTCATCGGACTGACCATTGTAGGTCTGCTTCTCGGTCTTTACCTTTTCCTCTATGAACGCCATGCAGTAGGCGTTCTTGGTCAGCAACGCATCCTGGAACCATGTCAGCAAGGTCATAAACCAGTTGTTCTTTTGGGTTACGAGGTAGTTCAGATAATCTGACTCCTGCTCCGCCAGTTCTTCATCTTCTGGTCCGGTCGGGGCAAACGCCACCACGTTATCGCCATTCGCGAAAATCCTCGTGAGGCTGGGCAAGATCCACTGGATCGTTTCAAACACGGTCCAATCGACTACCTGTGACCTACCCTCGTCTGCGGGCTCAATGTTCTTGCCCGCAAAGGCATCAATGGCTAGCGCTCTCTCGGAGGAAAGATCTCCTGACCTGTCTCCACCGAGCGCAGTTGCCTCTGCCGCGACAATAGCAGCATTAAGTTT